GTTTAGAAAGATGTACCCAGGAGTCAAATCTCTCCCTGAAATTGCTAAGGCTACTGGCGTGCCTTTGAAGACCCTCAAGACGGTGTACAATAGGGGTCTCGCCGCGTGGAGAACCGGGCATCGTCCGGGAGCCTCTCCACAGGCGTGGGGGTATGCTAGGGTGCACAGCTTCGTCACGAAGGGGAAGACGTACTATACGGCTGATAAGGATTTAAGGTAAAATTATACTGCCGATAAGAACCTAAGTTAGCACATGTAAACCTAAAAAATTAGGTGTAAATGTTCTTGTTTAATAAGATTCGAAATACATTGATTGAATGTGAACTCGCGGTTTCATATTCTCTTAGCAAAGATGGTTCTGAAATTGTATCTAATCGGATAGATAATTCAAACTCTGTCGGTGATGTCATAGAACAAGTCGTTGGTGATCTCTGTGGTGATATGCTTACAAAAGGCCCATCAAATCAAAGTCCCGATTTTTACTGTAAAAATCCACTGGCATTTATAGAGAATCAGACAGTGAACGAAGTGGAGGTGAAAGTTTTTGAAAATAATCCTAATTTCGATATAGGGAATTTTGATGCATATAGAAGGATAATTTCCACAGAATCCGGTCTACATAAAAAGATTTTTAAAACTATGTACTTAATTATTGAGTATGAAAGTGTTAATACGTGTTCATTTCGTATTAAAGATGTTTGGGTAAAAAATGTATGGGAATTGCCAAATTATGATGGTAAATACCCACTCAGTTTACAGGTTAAACAGAATAGACCTTATAACATTCGCCCAGGATCGAAAAAAGGTTGGAATGATGAGAATAAAACACCTGATATGTTTATCGATCGTTTAAATAAGTGTAAGAAAATATGGCCGCATTAGTCAAACATTAATTCAATCAATTTATACAAAACTGGAGGAGTTGCCATGTTTCCAAATAGATCGTATACATTAACATGTTCGGGAATCTGCAACGTTTCCGGAAATCCACACACCCTCTTTAGTTCTAGGTGATTCAATTTTCTCACAGTGTTCCCAATGACAACAGCTAAACGATTAGAATCCGTGGCTGTTAATGTTGGACATATTTCGTCAGGGTTTAAAATTCTAGATACAGGGAAACTGAGTTTCCCTTTACAGATATTGTATCCACGAGTAGCAGTATCACTCTTACAAAGTAGACGTACCCGCGCCAAATTCCCTTCCGCTTCGATAAGTTTTTGTTTTAAGGCGTCTGTACTCGATTCATCTAGCTGTTTTTTTATATTGGAAACAATTTGTTCACATTCTGGCACAAGGTCGTCAATATATACACGTCTCCCATCAATGAGTTCTTTACATTGTTCTAGTCGCAAATAATTCTTTTCTGTTAAACTATCCAGTAAAGATTGCAAGTCATCATGCTTGAAAAATGTCTGGATTTCTGAAAATGTCAAGGGCATGCCATCCATCCATGTTATTTGCTTTTTAGCCGCCCAATGTTTCTTCCTTCTATTTAACATGATAGAAGTCATCAAATTTCGCTCATCTTCTGAAACAGTACCATTAATTGCAAGATCCCACGAGTGAATATTATCCTTACCACCCCGTTTATCACCTATCTTGCATCCATATATGGATGTTTTTTTGTGCAACTTTAGGAGTTTTTCTACGAATTCATCGTTAAGATCGGACTTTGTATATGTGTAGTCTAAAAAATGTTTCAATGTGACTGTATTCGACATGTTTTCTACTCCCGAGATATTTACATCTTTGTCGAGTGTACAAATGATATAGACTCTTTCTCTAGACTGTGGAATTCCAAAATTCTTCGAGTTCAATTTGGTATATTTTACTTTGTAACCTAGATCACCAAAGAGTTTACAAATGGAATTGATGTATTCGCCGTTATTAAGTGAAATCAAATTGTGTACATTTTCCAGTAAAACATACCGAGGTTTATGATACTCACAAATATCAACAATCTTGAATATCATACCACCACGTGGGTCTTCAAATCCCTTCTTCTGTCCCGCGGAACTAAATGGTTGACACGGAAATCCCGCGCATATAAGATCAAACGATTCCATTTCTTTCGGTTTAATTTGGTAAATATCTCTAGAAGGATTGTTTTCGTTGAAATTTAGATTGTATGTTTGAATCGCATCCTTTTTTATATCAGCGGATAATACACACGTGAATTCAATGTTATCTTTTGTCTTTTGATATGCGTCTATAGCATAACGAAAACCACCAATACCTGAACAGAAATCTACGTATTTGATATTGATCATATTTGTATATGTAACTTATTTTTTAAGTCATCTAGAGAATAAAAAGTATTAATTTGCATGACTAACCGAATCTCTTGGGACGACTACTTCATACAGACTGCTCAACTCGCATCTGTGCGGTCTCCGTGTGAGAGGTTGAAGGTGGGATGTGTCCTCGTGAAGAACAACCGCCTCATCAGTATGGGCTACAACGGATTTCTAGGTGGGTGCGAACACAAGTCCATCGTGAGGGATGGACACGAACAGGCTACGATTCATGCAGAGATTAACGCAATCACGGATGCGGCGAAGAGGGGTGCCTCCATCGATGATTGTGTGGCGTACGTGACCCATTACCCATGCCTAAACTGTTACAAGGCTCTAGCCAGTAGTGGAATCAAAAGGGTCTATTACAAAGAGGACTACCGAAACGACCCTGTCCTAGAAGAGTTGGGGTATGGGATTGATTTAAAGAAATTATCATCATAAACAGTAATGAATCCTGAAAACTTTCCTCCACACATCAAGCAACTGTTTCAAAACAGAGAATTGACGATGAACCAGAAGATGGCCACGTTAGCCGCATTTATGCCGGATATTCCAGGTATGCCCGAACCAGATGACCATCGCGAACTGGGTATGAAAATTAAACACCTCGCGGAGGAAGGGAAGATTCGTTTAGGTAAATTCGATAAAAACTTTATTCTCGAGGTTGAGACCGTGGCTTAATCGCCCACGTACTTTCCTTTCGGAACTTTTCATGATCGATTTCCTCGATCTTGAAAACTTTCATGATGAACTTCTTGATGGGGTTCACCTCCTTTCTGTCAGGTTCGTCCCCCTCATCCCAAGTAGGGGGTCGTCGTTTCCCTTCACCCGGGGCTTCTGTGGGCGCGACGAAGTCGTCTTTCTTAGCGTGAACAGTGACACGTGGTCGTATGAGATTGGGTCTTAAGATGAACATTTATATAAAGAGGATTTTCATCTTTAAACACCTAAGTAAAGAAGAGCCACGTCAAATGTATATCACTTACAAACATGAACTCCACTAACATCTTCGAATACATCCAGAACCTCGAGAAGGAGAACGAGGAACTCCGAAAGAAGCTTCTTGAGTATGAGAAGCCTTCCCTCTACGAGACGACTGCCCGAACCAAGACCTTCCAACTGAATGAGGACATCGCCAAGCACCTCAAGGAACTTGGTGAGATGACCTCCGACTTTTTCAAGGCTGCGGCGTACAACACAGCTGCGGACATCATCGCCACCCTCGACTTTGAGGTGCAGAATGGCGAGAGCCTCCTCGAGATTAAGGGTATTGGAAAGGGTATTGCCTCCAAGGTTGACCAGTTCCTCGATGAGTACTTTGACGATTCTGAATCTGTCGCCTCCAACGAGGGTCAGATTCTTGAGGAGTCTGACTCTGATGATGACTTTTTCATCTCCTACAACAGTGAATTGGCTGATGTGCTTGACAGTCTCGCCTACTACGAAAAGGATGAGCACAAAAGTGCGGCGTATGACCACGCTGCCAATATCATCGACCAGCTTCCGTTCAAGGTGACCAGTGGCAAAGAACTCGCGAAGGGTCCCAAGAAGGTGAAGGGTATTGGTAAGAGCATCTCTAATGTCATCGATGAGTTCCTCTCGACTGGTAAAGTGCAGAAGCTCGAGAGGTTCGAGAAGGGTGCTTCCACTAACGAGGAAATTGCGCGGGCTCTCGAAGATTATGCTGACGACCTCGAAGACCCTTTCAAGGTTCGTGCGTACATGAAGGCTGCTGAAGTCATCCGCAACCTCGACTACGAGGTGACGAGTGGTGAGGAACTCGCGAAGGGTCCCAAGAAGGTGAAGGGTATTGGTAAGTCTATCGCTGCTAAGATTGATAAGTTCCTTCAGATTGGTGTGATGAATTAAATCCAATTGGCTTTGGCCTTGACTTTTTTCCATTTGGGTTTCCTCGTGAGACGTGAGAGTAAATACACATAGAAGAGTAGGACACCCATCTTCCTTTTAATAAAGACCAATAATTTTCTCGACTAATACTAAAGAATGACTCCAGTACTCGTTTCTGTAGACAAGGCGGGTGATCTCAAAATCGGACGTAAGAAGTGCCGTCTCTACAAGAAGGATGAGGTGGTGAAGGTTGCCAAGAAGTATGGCATCAACACCGAGAAGAAGACTGTCAGTGAGCTCTGTGGTGCCATCAGGTCGCGTGCCAAGAGTTCTCCTATGAACAACATCCCCCTCGCGAAGCTGTACCCTGATGCTGCTAAGAAGCGTGCCGCTGCCAAGAAGCGTGCGGAAAAGAAGGCTCTCGACAGGAAGATTGCCGCCAACTTTATGAGGAACATGACCACCAGGATTCCTGCGCCCAGACCCAAGCCACGTAGCCCCAACCCAGCCGCTGTTGCGCGTGCCAGGGCTAACGTTAAAAATATGATAGATAAACGTGTTTCTTATATGAATGTGGCTGGCCAGAGGATGATCAACCAAGCGTCTCCTCGTGCAGTGATGCGTATTGCTCGGGAACTTCGTCGTCTTCGCTAAGATCATTATAGACCTTCTCCTCGGTGTCGTAAAAGGTTTCGCTGTCTCCAATCATCATCTCCCTGACGGTTTGGTACAACACAGTCGAGAGTGCAAACTTATAAGCTAGGAACCCCACAAAAGTAGCTCCATAATCAAAGTCGAACGCGAATGGTGCGTTATTCCACGACACTTCAAACGCAGCGGCACCGAGAGGCGCCAAAAACTCCGCTTGAAATGTCGAATTTTCAAATTTGTCCACCCTATCCGATAGAAGGGTCACATACGCGTACGACGCAGCGGCTCCCAAAACGGCCGACACACCCTGGTCTGCCCCCTGTGTGATGAAGTACGAAGCACTCAGAGCCGTACCATATCCACCTGTAGACCTCTTGAGGGTTGTCTTGAGGCGGGAGTACTCGGTGGGGACGACGGGCTTGGCGAACGCGTAAGTGATGGACATTCTACAAGAAAGTCACTTAAAATCTTTATCCGAGTTAATAGTAGAAATGCCGTGTCAACGTTGTAGGAAGAAGTGTGGTGTCCCCATCGATTGTAACTATTGTGAAGGCAGCTTTTGTCCGAGTTGTATTCACCTACCAAAACACGATTGTCAAGGTGCAGATATCAAGAAGATGAAGCAACGTAAGGAACTCGCCGAGAAAACGGCGTTCGAACCACCACCGAAATGCTTAAAGATTTGAACGCTATTTTTGTTAATGAAACGCTAAACAATCCAGTGGTCTATGACTTCGCGGGTTCGAATCCCGCCTCTGGTAATTTGTCATATAGACCAGAGTGTCCGAGCGGTTTAAGGAGCTGGCTTTAAGTGTAACATTCACAAGTTAAAGATTAATATTAATTATAATGTATGGAAAGTATAAAATGTTCAGTATGTGAACAATACAAACATATCGATAATTTTAATAATGACAAAACAGCACCCAATACTAGATATAATAAACATTACTGGTGTAAAGATTGTTTCATGAAAAAACAGAAGACACAATCATATCACCGCCCCGATTCGGAAAGTCGTTTCATAACAAGGTTAGTTGGTACATGTAAATCTCAAGCCAGGATCCGTGGTAAAAGACACCCTGAACGCGGTGAATGTTCTATCGATAGAATGACTATTCTTAGATTGAAAGAACAACAAAATAATAAATGCGCCGTTTCAGGTGTCGAACTAGAATGGAAACATCGTTGCCAAAATAAGGTATCTGTGGATAGAATAGACTGTACCAGAGGATACACTGAAGATAATATTAGATTAGTAACTCAACAAGTGAATTACGCTCTTTCAAATTTCGAACATGAATGGTTTTTCGATATGTGTAAAAATGTAGTAATACACAACCGTCTTCTTAACTCGAATAATTGATTCTGGCACTCATAGCTCAGTGAGCTTGAGGTCAAGGGTTCGAAACCCTTTGAGTGCAAAATTAATGTGTTCTTATTATAAATGTTGACTTGTATTTCAACATTTATAATAAAGCTTGTATATAGAGAGAGGATAAAGAGAGGAGACTCACCCCGAGGTTCATCATATAACATAAAGATTATGGACGAACCTAAACTATAATGACTCTCGGAATTAAGAAACTTTCCTTTGATGCTCTTCTTCCTACTCGTGGCTCCATTGGTGCTGTGGGTTACGACCTGTATAGCAATTGTGATTGTGTTATTCCGACATCGGAGAGGATGCTCGTCTCTACGGGAATCGCCGTGGTACTCCCCAACGGTGTATATGGGCGGGTCGCACCTCGTTCGGGACTCGCGGTCAAGCACGGTATCCAGGTCGGGGCTGGGGTCATTGACCCGGATTATACGGGGGAGGTCAAAGTCGTTCTCTTCAATCATGGAGAAAAGGACTTTGAGGTAAAGAAGGGAGACCGCATCGCACAACTTGTTCTCGAGAAGTGTGAGACACCCCTCATCGAGGAGATTAGTATCGTTGAGGATACTGAGAGGGGTTCGGGTGGTTTCGGTTCTACCGGCAATTAGAGAACCAAAGGTCTTCTGGTTGAGGCATGAAAAGGACACCTTTGGTCATCGTCATGAAAAGTTTGGCTTTGTTGACATCGGGGTAGGAGAGGAGCATCCATCGTTCCCAGAAATCCGCTCTGAAATAATCTTCCCAGTCTTCCTTTTCACTTTCTTCTACAGCCAACATACCCCGATGAATTTCGTGGTGGTTTGTTTCTATCCGCAACTTCTTAGGAATGACAGCCCCTTTTCTAATAAGATGTGCACGCATGAGACGAGCGTCTCCGTGATCGGGGTAATATTGAACCCCTTTCTGACCGAAATCAACAGCTCTTTTACTTGGGAGAATGACACGATACTTATGTGTCACAGATGGGCTTGGCTTAAGAACGACGTGCATATTACTTATACGTGTGAAAATAGAATGTACGAATACATCGCATCAGGTAATATACCCATTCGAGTCGGACAGGACGCAAAAGAAAATGATCATCTCACAAATATGAGTAATCCTGAACACTGGTGGATGCACGCGAGTGGGTACTCGGGTGCGCACGTTGTCGTATGTTATGAAGGTGAACGACTTCCAAAGGATGTCAAGAGAGATGCAGCCGTACTGGCCATACACCATAGTAAGACACCCGACTCAAAGATGTCTTGGGTAGACTTGGTGCGTGTTGAAAACGTATCTTCTCTGAAACAACATGGGCGGGTGACACTCGAAGGTGAAGTTGAACAATTGACAATCTTCGTGAGAAAGGAAAAAGAACGTTTGGAAAGAATCTTAAAAACGAAGCGACTTATATAGGTAGATGAATCACCAGGACTGGAATCCAGTTATCATCCACGGGAAAGCTGCCCCTGCTAACCAGAGACCCCCACCTAAACAGTATGAGCGCACGAAGGAGCAAAAGTTGGAGGATGAGGAGCTTGGTACACACAAGAAGGTACCACTCTCCATGGCGAAGATGATTCAACAGGGGCGTATTGCTAAAGGTTTCAAAACACAAAAAGATTTAGCAATCGCAGTTGGGGTGAATGTGGGTATCATAGGTTCGTATGAATCGGGTCGAGCCATCCCAGACCCTGGTATCCTTCAGAAGTTGAGAAGGGTTCTGGGTGTGAAGTTAAAGTAGACTCGAGTAGTGACCCGCGATGTAGTAAACATCCTCGAATCCAAGTTCCTCCAATTTCTCTGCCGCAAATCTGGCCCGTTGCCCAGTATTGCAGTAGACGAGTAAACCCTTCTTAGGGAGTTCCGTAGTGGTCTTTTCGTCCATCTTATTAACAGGAATGTGGAGTGCCTTAGGGTAATGCCCCGCACGATACTCGGTGATCGTACGAACGTCGATGACCTTCTTTATCTTACCCTCCTTGATGAGCCGCTTGGCCTCAGAGGATGACACGAGATTTTGACCCATGAAAGTGTATGCGAGAGCTCCAGTGAGGGCGCCAGCTATGATGAGTGGTATCATTTAGTATTTGTGGGGATTTTAACTTTGACATGATCCATCTCAAAACAACACTGGGCGTGTCCATCATACGTTCTTTGACATGATTTACAGTAATAAAGGATAGGGTCGTCCATAGTATAAATGAACAAGAAAACAGCTGATGTGTCCACTCGTCTCACTCCTGATGAGTATGCTAAGCGTTCAATGGATGGTCGTATAGAGGCGATGCGTGAGGCACTTAAGCGTGAAAAGGTTCAGTACAAGTCTAACTGTGACTCAGAGAAGTTCAAGGAGTTCCTTGAGGACCGACTCACAATTTGGGAGGGAGAGAAGAATAAGACCTTCTATGGAAAGAAGATGTATGAAAAGACGAAAACTTTGATTGACAACTGGAATTAATTACCAAAAGCGACACCAGCCATACCATTCTTGATACGAAGAATGTTATAGTTGACCGCATAAATACGATGAAGCTGGTTACCACCAGTGGGACTGTTGAGCACAAGCTTCGCGTTATCGATACGAGAGAAGTTAAGAGTACCCGTGGGTTGCATCTTGCTCATGGTGAGACAGAAAGGCCACGAGAATGTGGGAAGATCGTCAAGAATGTTGTCGGGGAGATCAGTACAGTGCATTTCAGCCACGACGTCGTGGTGGTAGGTGTTGGATGTGTTCTCAAAAAGAGCTACACCATTGATGTAAAGAGAAGATGTCGCAAAGTTGTACTCATCCGACCAGTTGCTACCCGAAGCTTCACCAGAAACAACGTGGAGAGACTTCACGGGGTGGTTGAAGTAGCTCAAGTCAATATCAGTGTCCGTGTTGGAGGCCAATTGGTACTGCGTTTGGGTAATGAGAAGTTCGTGTTCATTGTCGGTGAAAAACTTACGCTCTTCCGTATCCAGGTAGACGTAGTTACCATACACCTTGGGAGTATCGGTGGGAATGTAACCATCGCGACACTTCACACGAATCTCGACATCATGATACTGGAGCGCCACGAGGGGGAGCACCTTGGTCCAGTCTTCACCGAAGAAGAAGGGAATCATGTAGTGGTTACCGGTGTTGTTTTCCTTCCGGGCGTTGGTCGTGACAGCCATCGACGCCTTCGCGGTAGTATCACGCATGAGGGGGTTGTGGACACCCTGAATGAAGAGGGAGTCGAGTTGCGACACCTTCTGACCACCGATCCACAGCGAAAATTCGGTGGGGCTGGCAGCGGCGTTGGAGAATAGACCCGTAGCATTCTCTTGAACCCCCGCGATACCGTTAGACTCGATCCAGATGTAGCTCATGAGATCACCCTTGGAGCGAATAGGAATGGAAACCTCGTTGTTCGCACCGAAGGTACCGATGTAATCCATACGCTCGGGCTTCATGGCGAAGTTGGTATGGCGCTTATAGTTCTGGCGGAAGAAACTGACCTGGGGATCACCCGTGATGTAGACATCCTGGGCACCCACCGACACGAGCTCAATTAAAGCGGCAGACATTTATTAGTAAATGATATTAAAATTTTGGCTCATTATAAACATATGGTGGTTTTCCAGGCTTTGACATGGGAGGCTCGAGATGTTGATGACGAACACATGATCAGTATTTTGGGAAAAACGGAGGATGGTAAATCTGTATGTGTGACGACTGTTTTCGAACCCTATTTTTTTGTAAAGTTACCCAGGGGTTCGACGGATCGTGACGTTCGTCTCCTTTACGATGACCTGAACAAACTTCGTCCAGATCATGTGACTGGGTACAGTGTCACCCAGAAGAAAGATGTATGGGGTTTCCAAAATAATGAGATGTTCGCGTACATGCGCCTCAACTTCAAGACCCTCGCGGATCGTCGGAAAGTTAATTCGGTGTTTGCGTACAATCGTGATTTCCGAAAGTATCACGTTTACGAAGCGAACCTCGATCCCGTCCTGAGGCTTATGCATCGAACAGGAATTCAATCTACTGGGTGGTTGGACACTGGTTCAGATTGTGTACGCTCCCATCTCGCGAAAGTCGATATCGATCTCTGGTGTAACGACTGGTCAACCCTGAAGCCGGTGAATCGTGATGACATCGCACCATTCGTGGTGGCATCGATTGATATCGAGTGTAATAGTTCGACTGGTAAATTTCCAAACGCGGACGTGACGGATGATGCGTGTTTCCAGATTGCCGTTTCACTCTGTACATTCGGGAGTGATGAACCGTACGAGAAGACATGTCTGTGTTACAAAAAGACTGAGGGACCGGATGTAGTGAGTTTTGGAACAGAACGTGAGATGCTCGAGGCGTTTCAGAAATATCTTCATGAAAAGGATGTCGACATCATCACAGGGTGGAACATTTTCGGATTTGATCTTGAGTACATCTATAAACGAGCCTTGTTGACAAACTGCGATGAGGAATTTTTCAACCTGGGTAAGTTACGCGAACCAGCGAGTGAACTCTTACTGAAAAAGTTAAGTTCGAGTGCTCTGGGTGATAACTTTCTCAAACTCCTTCCGATGTCTGGGCGTTTCATCTTCGATATGTTTCACGAAGTGAAGAAGGGATACAAGTTGGATTCCTATAAACTCAACGAAGTCTCAAAGTTGTATCTGGGTGATCAAAAGATTGACATGTCTCCAAAGGAGATGTTCGCGCGGTACAAGGAAGAAGACCCTGTAAAGTTGGGGGAAGTCGCAGAGTATTGTATTAAGGATACCTTACTCCCTCATAGACTCTTGAAAAAGTTGTGTACACTTCTCAACCTCTTGGAGATGGCGAAGGCGACATGGGTTCCCCTGTGTTTCCTCGTCGAACGTGGTCAGCAGATTAAGGTGTTTAGTCAACTCACCAAAAAGGCTCGCGAACTTGGATACATGGTACCCACGATCAAATACGGATCTCTTCCTGAAGAGCCATATGAAGGTGCGACAGTACTCGAAGCACAAAAGGGGGCGTACTACACTCCAATCACAGCGCTTGATTTTGAAGCTCTGTACCCTTCAATCATGATGGCACACAACCTTTGCTATTCAACATTGGTGATGGATGAGTATCGTTATGGGAATATTGAAGGCATCACGTATGAGACGTTCAAGATTGGTGACAAAGTGTACAAGTTCGCACAAGGTGTACCGAGTCTCTTACCCGCCATTCTTTTGGAGCTTAAACAGTTTCGCAAAAAGGCGAAGAAGGATATGGCAGCCGCGACGGGGTCTATGAAAGAAGTGTACAACGGTAAGCAGTTGGCATACAAAGTTTCGATGAACTCTGTCTACGGTTTCACGGGTGCGGGTAAGGGTATTCTTCCGTGTGTACCGATCGCATCTACGACGACATGCCGG